TGGCGCCACGGGTGCCCCTCGTGCTTGGCCGCCTGGAACTCACCCTCGACGTGCGATCCATCATGCTCGACGTAGAAGTTCGACAACCAGTTGTGCTGGAGCTTACCATCGACTCTCAACGAGAACCAGACAACCGACTTGCGAGCACTAGACTGGGAGTTTGTCACCACTGCGCTTCTCGCGGAGGACACCTAGCGCTCCCTTCGGATGGTTGAGCTTGCCATTGCGGAGAGTAGCCAGAGCGCCAACCTTGGGCTGATGCTCCTCCTTGCCGTTCTTTCTGCCCACAAGCGATCTGCCACGACGTTCTGGAAAGCGCGAGTCAACGCCAATCTCATGGATATCGCCATTCTCGATATCCCAGCGCATCTTCACTACCCTCCGAGAAGGCCCGTCACGATACTTGCGGAGCAGCAATTCCATTTCATTCTTGGCTTCGTCCTCTTCGTCGGGTTGCAGGATGATCAGCATATCAGCAATTTTCTGAGCCGACTGATACGCCGTCTCTCCCTCTCGATTGAGCTGCGTCGCGGTAACGTGCGGGACCTTTGACAACCTTGCTGCCTGCTTGAGCCCGCGCCCGTTCTGGGCCACACCCTCCCAACCTGCTTGACCCTTGGGCGTGCGCATCTCTTCCAGGTAGTCAACCACGACCATTCCCGGACTGTAACGCAATTGCTCGGCCCCGACCTTCTCCACCGAGCAGTTCTTGATGTCATCGCGGATGATGATGTCGTGCTCCATCTTCTCGCGCTCACATCTGTCAAGCCACTTGTGCCAGCGCTCCTCTTCCTTGGGATTCAGCTCAAGAGCCTTCAACGCTCGCCCTCGAACCTTGGCAAGCATGGTGTCAAAGCGCCTGAGGATCTGCTCGGCCTCTACTTCAAGCGAGATGAAGAGGACCGTACGTCCCTGTAGATACGCTTGGAGCGCGACGTGCTGTTGACCAGTAGTCTTACCCCCGCCAGGAGGGCCACCAAAAATAAGCAGCTCGTGTGGCTGTAGTCCAACCGTGATGTCATCGTAGGACGGTATCCCGAGCATGACGCCATGCTGTTCCCCCTTCTCACGCCGCCGGTAGTAGTTGTCCTTACGGCGCTTGCCCTCTGACAGGCGCTCGGCCCTGGGTGCCGGCACGACCTCTGACAACTGCCTTGCCATGTCAAGCGCATGAACCTCGATGTCATCTACCATAACGGGATCATCGAGAATGTCGTGATACAAGCGCACCAGCTCGATCGCGCGAACCTCCTTGACATGGCGAACGAACTCCTCGGTGTGATAGGTCAGCGGGTCCTTGCTGAACTTGGGCTTGAAGCCAGGAAACTCCTTCTTGATTGCTCCTAGCGACGGTGATGCATTGTGATCGCGCATGAACTCAAGCGACCACTCGTAGACTTCCCTGATGTAGTCATCGAGGAAGTGGTCTGGTTCGATCCCACGAATTACAACGTCAGCCAGCTTGCCGGACTGAATCGCCTTTGAGATCAACAGTGTCTCAAAGTCGGCCATGACTAGCGCCGACGAGGCTTCTTCTTCTCCGATGCCTCGCTAGCTTCACGTTCGTTGTGCTGACGGATCGAACGCTCGACCGTCTCGCGATCATCAGAGATATGGATTTCCAGCACCTTGCTTGTCGCCTTGAGTGCACCGATAATGCGATCGTAAGCAGATTGCTGTTCGTCTGTGAGCTGTTCCTCGGCGTCCCAGTCAACATCCGCCAAAGCATTCATGTCAGCACCATTGAGCTTCCATGCAATCATGTTGGGTCCAAGTGTGACGTTCGCGTACTGAGCGACAGGAACCAGCTCCGAGAGTTGACACGCGATCAGCACTTCACCGTTACCCAGATTGCGCGCAGATGCAATCAACGGCGATTCAACCTGCTTGTGGGCTGCTGACCTGACGATTGAGCCCGAGGTATCCTCAGTGTCCTCTACACGAGCGGTAGTACGTGGCTTGGCCGCCGGCTTCTTCTTCACGAGCGACTTGCTCGCTTGCCTTGTCTTGATGGCTGGCACTTATGTCTCCTGTGTTGTCATTTCATCATCCGCTCGATCGCCTTGAGCTGTCGCTCCAGCGCTCGTATCTCCGCTTGTTGTCGGTGCGTCAGTTTGTCCTTCCACGGCACGGTCGGGTCGCTGTGAGGAAGCTCCCAATCGCGCAGTTCAAAAGCACGAACGAGATCCCCCTCAAGCTCGATGTGACCAGTATAGCTCGTGCGCCTGTAGAGCGTGTTCACTATCTCCTCTAAGCACTGTCCATGGGCCTGTAGGCGCCGTGCAGTGCGGAGGTTGTTCATGGTGAGATAGCGCGGAGGAACCGGGAAGCCGTGATACCGACAGCAACCGACAATGGCTTTGTCAAATGCGTCCTGCGTCGTGTAGCTGACCTCGGGGAACAGCGCATCGTTGATCTGCTCGCGCGACTGATTGCGTGCTATGCGACTACGAATCTTCTTGACAATCCTGTCAGGGAACCTGTAGCCCGTGCGCATGATGACCGCAAAGCGATGCATGTCCTCAGTAGTATCAACCAAAGTACCGCGTTCCTGGGCAAGAAGCTGAGCAATCTCATTAGCCTGAGCCACGGTCCAATAACGTTGTTTACCCTCCTCGCGATGAGGGAACAGGCGCTCTGGCAACTTGCCAAACTGCATCCAGCGATTGATCGTTCGCTTGGTACGGTTGGTAAGCTCCTCAAGCTCATCCATGTAAACCTTATTACGATCTAGCTTCAGGGGCACTTGACAATCGCGCTAGGCTGTCTGTGGGCGGCGGGGCGGGGATGTTGGCTGCGGAGAATTGGAACTATCTAAGATAGCTGCTAAGTAAGGCTGATTGGTAACTTTCCTTACGAACTGAGGAACTAAAGAGAAGTAATGTCATACAATGAGATATGCATAAGATGCAGGAAACGCGAGTGTGCGCGTATGAGCGCCCGTGCGATTCTATCTTAGTAAAGCGCACTTGTATGCATCGACATTCTCTTTGACTTGAAGGGATCTATCTCAGTACCAGGACGCTTATCCTTGATTTTCTGAGGAGTGAATGGATTCCTGTTCCTTCCTGCATTCAGCGCTGATGTACAGTATCCATCAGCAACATGATTGGTAGCGCGCTTAGCCCATTCGATAGCCCAAGCATTAGGAAACAGATTGCCAAGCAGTTTGATTGCTTCACTGTAGAGCGGCTTCAGCTCTGATTGGCGGATCTTGTACTTGCCCATGAGCTGTCTCTCGACCAGTTGGCTGTCAGTTTTCAGCAAGATGCTGTCAGCGCCGAGGGAGTGGGCATACTTGATCGCCACCACACAGCCGTTGTACTCGGCGTAGTTGTTGGTGTGCCAGCCGATGTAGCGCGCTATCACGTACTGCTCACCGTCAAGTTCAATGACAGATGCGAAGGCTGCGTGACCAGGGTTCCGAGGACGACACCCTCCGTCAAAATGAGCTACAGCTAGCATTATTGGCTGCCTCGATTCCAGTACGCCGCAAATATTTGATTGACTTGTCAAGTAGGAAGATGTTATCATCGAATGCTGCTAATCCACGATTACATGGTGCACAGAGCAAGCCTCTCACGTGTCCCCACTTATGACAGTGATCGACTTGAAGATGCCCACCGCAGTTGTCAGCAATCTCAGAACCGCAGATTGCGCATCCACCTTTTTGCTTCTCCAGTAGATCATTGTAATCGTCAATCGTAATGTCATATTTCTTCTTGAACTCATATCCTCTAAAGGTTTGCTTGAACTCAGGATTGGCACGTCTATCTCGCGCATAGGCAGCACCATATTGGCGCCGACATCTGCGACAGTAGGGATCTAGCCCATCATTCTTTGCCTGATTAGGGCCGAAGTATTTGACAAGTTTATTGCGTTGGCATCTGCTGCAACGCTTATGCAGCAAGGGTTTTTCATCGAAGAAGGCGACTGCTCTCATGCGGATCGAGTATACTGGCCGCCCAGGCAGGCCACAGTGGCTCGTCTGTATGGTTCCCTAAGGAGGGGGCGTGGCGGATGATCATGAAAACCTAAAGAAGCACCTCAAGCCTAGCTTGAGCACGCTGCCCGTGCACCAGCAGAAGGCACAAGGAGCGGCACTTGATGAGCAGATATCGAGGCCAATGGCGGCCCTCGGATCATTGCTCAGTCCCGAGCCCTACATTCGCTCGGCAATCAAGGTGATGTACAAAGTTGAAGTAACCGGCGGACATATCAAGGACTTCGATCGATGCGTAGGGATGTTCTTGGATCTTGGAAATTCGCTTGTCGAGTATGGCGAGCTGAGAGACTATGACATCTCGGATGTCAAGGAGTTCTTGAAAAACAGAGAGATAACAGGATGAAAAGGTATCAACTCATCGATCAGTTCATTGAGGACTCCGAACTAGAAATCGATGACATCTTCGATAGCTCGACGGTCCAGAGATGGTTTGACAGGCATGGCGTCGAGACGGCTGTCGGAGATGCGCTGGCGGCGCACAGACGTTCCACAGAACGAAAGTACACAACCGAACGCATTGGCATGGGGCCATTCAGCTACTACCGTGTGGTAGACGACGGGCTCTTGGCGGACTCCGACGCAGCAAGCCGGATGATCACGCAGATGGCCATGGAAACGGTTGACAGATGGATCAACGAGCTTGACAATCGCATCAAGCGCGTGATCGTCACTCCGGAAGGAGAACTAGCCCGCTCACGAGCTGAGAACGGCATCTTGTTGATGGCTAATCAGCTTGACATGGATTTGAAGGCGATCTCGCAGGAGATGGAGAGTTAGAGAGGGAGCGGCAAAGCGGGGGCGGACAAGTTCCGTCCCCAGCCGCTTTCATGTCCCAATCCAGTTGATCGACGTTCTGAGCATGCGAGCGTCGGCGTAGAGCGTGTCCATGAGCCGGCCGTCGTGCAGCGCCGCGCTCGGGTGGTACATCGGGAACAGCCGTGGACTGCCGGTCAAGAGCATGCCATGTGCTGCTGTGATCGTGATGTGCGGACAGAAGAACTTCAGCGCATGGCTGCCGAGCGGAACGACCAAGCGTGGTGCAATGACCTTGAGCTGGGCGTGCAGCCAGTGCGAGTGGTGCTTGATCTCGACCGGCGTGGGATCGCGGTTGTCAGGTGGCCGAGCCTTGACGACGTTGGTGATGTAAACCTCAGGACGGCTCATTCCGGCTTCGACAAGCAGCTCGTCAAGCAAGTTACCGGCTCTCCCGACGAATGGGCGGCCGGTTTTCTCCTCGGTGGCGCCGGGTGCCTCGCCTACAAACACCACCTCGGCCTCAGAGTTCCCTTCTCCGGGCACGAACCGGGTCGCCCCTTGACACAACCCATGTGAGCAGCCCGAGTGGCGCAGAATCGATTCTGTGATCTCATCAAGCGTCACAGCGTCCACCTTCTGCCGCACCCGAAGCAGCGATACCACGCCATTGTGCTGATGAATCTGATTACGCCGCCGCAGTGATGGCACTTGCCAGTACGACCGTCATCCGAGTTGATGATTTCGTTGTAGATCTGTGGCGGTAGCTGAGGAATCATAGCGACACATCGATATTCAGCTTGTCGTAGCACTTGTACCTCCGGTTGCGGAACTGTCCCTTCAAGATACTTACGTTGTTGTCAAGGAAATCGAAGATGACTGTCGCCTTCTTACCAGGATGGCTACGCGAGCCTCGGCCGATCTTCTGCTGCGTAACCTTGGCATTGCCATTCGGGAAAACGAGATAGACGCGATCAATCGGCGGGATGTCAAGCCCTTCCTTAGCTACAGTAGCAAAGACGAGCGCTGAGGGCGCCTGCTTGATGCGCTCGACCATCGTCTTGCGATCCTTGCCCTTGATGCGGCCTGTCAACATGAACATCTCGGGCGTATCATTGGTCAAGCTTGTCATCTGATACGTAGAGTAAAGTGCTTCGAGATGTCTGACCTCATCGGAGATGACAAGATGGTGATGTTGGCCCTTTTGACACTCAGCTTCGATGGTTTCGCAGATAAGCTGATTGCGTCCGTCATCATGAACCAGCTTGTCTTTGAGGCCCTGGTAGTTGTTGCGATGGCCGTGAGGGCGCTTGATTGAGCACCCCGGTACCTTGCACTCGCCCTTCTCGTTAGACTGGTGATCAGGCCAGTAGGTAAACTTGAAGTTTGTGCGAACGACTTCGACATGAGGCTTGACAATGATCCCGAGCTTACGAAGCTCATTTTCGTCATCCTTGTGGAAGACTTCTCCGAGGACCGCTTGCGTAACCTCGAACTTTCCGTCAACACGATCTGGCGTGGCGCTGGGACCAATCCGCATGCGAGCCCAGAACTCAGTAACGATGAACTGAATTGTCTCGGCTGAGACATGGTGGCATTCATCGATAATCATGTTGTCGTAGAACCGGAAGAAAACCGATCTGAGCAGCGCTAAATCGTCTTTTCCCTTCTTCATCGCAGACCAGATTGTCTGCACAGTGGCAACGTTCACACGCCGGCTATCAATCCACTGTCCATCACCGATCTGACCGGCCTTGAGCCCCAGCCAGTAGTCAAAGCCAGCGATCCACTGGTTCATCAGATCGATTCTGTCAACCAAGATAATGGTGTGCGCAGGGTGCGTGTCGTGGATGAAACGCATGCAGGTAACCATCTTGCCCGAGCCCGTCGGCGCCTCGTAGATCCCCTGCTCGTGCTTGCGCATCAGCTTGACAGCACGTGCCTGATGCTTGAAGCGCGGATCAGGCTCATTGCGCCAGACAAACGGCTTGCCTTGTCGCCATTTGCGTCTGTCAACCCAGACGACCTTGATGTTGTTCTCGCGCAAAAGCAGCTTGAGCTGTAGCGCATAGCCACGCGGCATGACAACGGTATCGCCGATCAGATCACTTAGCTGGAAGAACTCAGGAAGCTCCCACCAGCCCCAGCGATTGGCCCGCTCAGCCTTGACGCGGGCATCGTTAGGTATCTCCAGTTCGTCGAAGATCTGATTGGTAAGATCATGCCCAATAAGGTTGCCATCGACACGGAGACAGTTATCTACTATGACGGGAATTGACCGCACTGGACAAGCCTATCACGGCGAGCTACACTGTCTGTCGGCCAGAGAGGGCACATGCGACGCATGCCGTACCCACAGTCCTCTCTGGCCGCTATACTGACAACCAGGGGGACGCATGCGCTACATCGTCAGGCGCTACAGACGCATCTTCGGGCCACCGCCTGGCGAGGCCGTGCGTCTCGCTCTACTGATACCAGACAGATTCCTGTGTGAACCAGATTGGGGGTTCGACACAATAGAATTCAAGTGGCCTATTCGCAAGCTTGACACGACGTATCACGATCGTCGTCTAGCAAAACGCCTAAAAGATCCGGAGTTTCGCGCGGCGTTTGAAACGCGCTGGACATAATTCAAGTGGCCCACGAACGCCGGAGTCTGAGAGAGCGGCAAAGACTCCAACGCTCGTGAGCCGTCTCGGGAGAGGCTGTCCCATCCCTTCCCAAGTGCTAGAGGGAAACTCCCTCGTACAAGATCCAACCGCCAGATTCGTGTGCACCGATCCAACCAGAGTTCACAAGCTCATTGATCTCTGCTGTGGCCTGTGGCTGCTGGCCTGCATACTTGCGATCCACATAAAGGCTCATTGTCTCGCACAGTTGCAGAACAAGATTGTCGTCTGATCGTGCGACCATCCGCCCGAACAAAGCCCTGGCCTCGATGCTTGGTGAGATGATTGTCGTTTCCATTGTCTTGCTTTCTATCTGATTGACTAAGTGTGTCGCCCCGCCCACGGCGCTCGACCAGCTATCCCATGCGGGAGCAGCACGCGAGCGGGGCGCTTGTGAGACGGTGGCGGCTCCGCTCACAAGTTGTCATATA